ACAAACCTTACAAAAAAAACAAATTTTACGATATTAAAACAGGAAAATTACATGAAATTGAATAATTTCACTAGGAACGCACGGCACGGAAACTCCATATATTGGAGTGACGTGCGTTCCGCAATTACACTCCTCTTGTTAGGTAATGCCTCTGATGACACCTTTTTGACTTTAGGCAAAAAGTGCATCGAGGTAAAAAAGCTATAAAGTTCTAGATATGTGTTTAACTCCCATAACATTAGACAACGGATCACAAGTCGCTTGTAAGGATTGTTGGCAGTGTAAAAGACGGAAAGTTCAAGACTATGTAGGACGCGCAATAGCTGAAAGCAAATTGTCCACGAAGACATTTGCTGTAACATTAACCTACGGAGACGACAGTTTAAAAGAGCATGAAAAGGCTCATGCTGTCGTATTATGTTACAAAGACGTTCAGGATTTTTTGAAAAGATTGAGAAAAAACTATAACGTAAGATACATCGCGACTGGCGAATATGGAACAGCCAAGTCAAGAAGCCACTGGCACATAATACTCTTCTTTCAAGGAGATTATCCACACGTGCCAATGGAAAGGAGAACAAATTGGACATATTGGAAAAAAGGATTTTCCTATTTCCAACAAGGTATCGACATAAAAGGATTTGAGTATTGTCTCAAATACGTCCTAAAGGACACAAACTCAGAAACAAGCGAAAGTCATTTCGCAATGAGTACAAGGCCACCTTTAGGGCACGAATTTTTTCAAAAACTCGCAACACAACACGCAATCCAAGGATTAGCACCACAAAGTTATTTTTATAAGTTTGGAGACGTAAGAGATTACAAAAATCGGGACAAAGGTTTTATGATGAATGGGAAAACAAGAGAAAATTTTATGAGTAAATTTATTGATGAATGGTACGCAAGATACCAACATCCACCCATTTCAGACATAGTAGACGAATTTATCGATAAAAATACAGATTTGTATTACACAGATGAAGAATTAGAAAAACGTCTACATTATAAACCAGTAAGATATATCGAGCCATGGCAACAGCCTGAGGGGCGAGGTTTATTAGATAAGACACAACTTGTTGAGGCAACATATGACGGAATACCAATTTATTATTGGGAACACGAAGAACATAATGAACTTAAAATATATACGGAAACACAAGAATGGGTAGAAAAACGAGACGAAGTCGTAAAAACAATAAAAGATGGTTCGGTAATAATAAAAAAACAAAAACTAACAGAGTTCTGGAACGGATCCTAGGTCGCAGACGGACTGGCGGATCGAGGCCACGGATATCTTTGATATCCCCCAAACCCCCCACTTTGGGGGGTTTGGGGGGATTTCTTAAATCCCCCCATCAAAACAAAAATGCGCGCTCGCGCGCTCAATTTCGCCGCACAACACGTGACCACGTCTCAGAAGCCCTATCAAAAACAAATAGGTCGGATAAAAAGCCGCGCTTCGGTTGTAAGGATAAACCACGTCAAAGAGACCGCACTACGGGTTCTGGTGGTGGAAATAACGAAATAAACAAACAATTACCGAAAAAATACATTCCTTGGTGTTAAAAAGATACAAAAAAACAAAAAAAAGACTTTACAAATCAAATTTTATAAGTCTACAAATACGTATGGGGTGACACAAGAGTCTCAAATTGATCATAATATATATTATCGGCCATTTGGACTTTTGCCCCTTCTAAAAAAGAAGGAGTAAAAATTGCAATTACTACTAATTAAACAAATCCTAAAACCTATAATCACTAGATGTGGTACAATTTTGGGTTCATCGCTTGCCGGTGCCGGAATTGCAGTTGGTACAACAGAAAGTATCGTTTTGGGATTTACGGCATTAGCCGGAGTATCGATCGATCTCATAACAAGGAGATGGATCAAATGAAATTAAAAGACATTATAATAGCAACAGTTGCCGGAATAATAATGGGTGTAGCCCTATTTTCTGATGTCTTAATGAATTCGGGAGTAATATAAATGGGAAATAATGATTTTGATTGGGGCGACGCAATATCATTCGGCGTCGGATACGCAACAGGAAACCCAATGGCGGCTAAAGCCGCAGGATGGGCATATGATGCGTATGACAACAACAAAAAGAAAAATAAATATACAGGCCACCCATCAGGTGGAACTGCCCCAGATAAAGGCGGTTATAATTTTGGCGATTTAGCCAATATAACAATGCAAGCCGCCGCGGCTAGAAGATCACGAAAAAAGCAAGCACAAGCAATGCAAAACGCAGGTAAGCTTGATCTAGGATACCTACGTCAAGAAGCTGAAAACAATGGATTTAATCCATTAACAGTTTTGCAATCAACAGGCGGTGCCGGAAGCACAAAATCAGCAAATGCAGGCTTATTAGCCTCGTCTCAATTTTGGGCAACATATGCTGACGGTTTAGGTGAACTAAACAACAGGCAATATGAGCAAGGATTAATAGACGCAAATAAAAAACCTGAAAAAACAGAACGAGAAAAGTTTATTGATCGATATAAAGTACCCTTATTAGTTCCGGTAACAACTGGAGGTATGAAGGGTGAAACAAATGTACTTTATCAGACAATAAACCCTGAATTAATGGAAACACGTATGAGTGAATTAATGGGTTCTATGTTTGTACAAGGTATACAAGCGTCATATCAACGTGGAATAGAGTTTCAAGTATTTGTAGATGGTTTAGAGGGTGTCCCACCTGCAGTAAAAAAATCATTAACAAATTTATATGAAACATTTGACGGAAAAGTTCCTACACAAAAAGAAATCATGAATTTCTTAAAAGAACAAATGGGTGATTGGTATAATAAAAAAGCAAATGAAATTGGCGACAATTTACAAAGTTGGTTACCAAAAAAACCAAGCATTAAAACAAGCACTCTTCCACCACATGAATACGAATACAATATGTATGACGACACATATAAGAAAAAATAATGTGTAAAAAGTGCAAAAAAATACGAAAAATTATTAAGCAAATCATTTTAAGGAGAAACAAAAAATGAGAATGACTGAATTATTAACAACCACGCCAATAGCACAAAGGCGAAGTGTAAGAGGCCTTAAAAAAAGGGTTCTTACAAGCTTTGATGCAGGCAAGATAATACCTTTATCTTATGAGTGGTTACACAGAGAGGACGCAGTACAATCTGGACGTGTACGTATAAACGTGCAATCAGAAATGTTTGCGGACGGAATGCCAATGAACGGCATAGCAGTAAATGTATATGCACACGCAGTATCACAAGCATGCTATGAACGTTTTGGCGGTAGCATTGATGAAGTAAACAAATCATATGCAAAAGAAAATGGCGCTGCAGGAAGCGTAATACCATTTTTTGAAAGTAATAAGTATTGGAACGGAACTTCTGTAATTGAAAATAGTACAGGAGCAAATTATGATAGTCTTACATTTGGAACTGGTGATCAAGGCGCTTTTTTCCAAACATTGGGTATACATACACAAGCTACAAATTTGAATACAACAGTTGTTGAAGCATACAATGCAATTGTTAACCATAGACGCAAAGCAAGATCAAAGTCGTTACCATTAAGAAACGCATTTGACTATACATTAGCAGAAGCGTTTTGGTTAAACACTGGCTATAATGATATCGTTTCTGATTTTGACGCTAAGTTATTGGATGGTGAAGTATCATTGCAAGGTTTAACATTTCAAGCTCCAATTAAGTCATTAACAGCAAATAATGGCGCATCAGCGTCAGCAACTGCAAGTGCAGATGGATCAGTTGCAAGTGGCAACTGGGGCCCATCTCAAAATGGCGGTATTGTTGATGAAGGCGACTATTATTTATTTGACGAAATATTTGCAGAATTATCAACAGGCGGAAACGCTACAATGTCATTAGCTGATTTAGATCAGGCACGCAAAACAGTGGCATATGCAAAATTAAGAAGTAAGTATGATTGGATAGAATCTGAATTCGTAATTGACCTTCTTATGCAGGGAATAACAATCCCATCATTATTGCAAACGCAACCAATATTAATTGGTAAAAAATCAACTATGTTGAATTTTAATGAACGTTTTGCAACAGATGGCGCAAATTTAGATACTAAAGTTGCGAATGGTTCAGCTACAATTGATATGAATATATCAACACCACGTATGCCGTATGGTGCTGTAATTATGTACACAATGGAAGTTGTGCCAGAACAATTATGGGAACGGTCAAAAGATCCGTTTTTATATACAACTGATACAGATACATTGCCAAACAGCCTACGTGATACATTGGATCCGCAGAAGGTGCAAACTGTCAAAGCAGATACACTCGATGTAAATCATAATACGCCTAATTCTACATTTGGTTATCAACCATTAAATAATCAATGGAAAATGGATTGCGTCCGTGTAGGCGGTAAATTTTATCGCCCTGCAAACGATGCATTTACTGAGGATAGGCAAAAAATCTGGGGTTGTGAAACTCTTAATCCTACACTTTCTGAAAGTCACTACTTGGTTAAAGATCTACATAAAAAGATTTTTGCAGATCAGGTGGCAGATAGTTTTACAGCGACAATAATGTCGGATTTAAAAGTATCTGGCAATACAGTCTTCGGAACATCGTTGCTCGAAGCTGATGCATCAAGTGACTATGACACAATAACCTCGCAAGTGGATTCCTCCCGTATCGCGTAGTTATGTATAGCGGGGTAGCCCTCCCCTACCCCGCTATTTTTTATTAAAAAGGAAAAAATAATGAATAGAATAAAACACGGACAAATTAATAAATGGTTTCCTGCACAAGCAGGAGAAATATTAGAATTTGTAGCAAATAAACCACGTCACGTAAAATTTGAAGTAACAACAAATTCAAATATAGAAATTTGGGTTGCAACAAACAAAAAAATGCAAGATGCAATTTTAATTGGAACAAGTGACGCAAAAACAGAAGTTCAATACACGGCAAATGAAACAACATATTGCCAAATAAAGGCACAAAAAGGTTCATCAGTATTTGTAAATCTTCCAGATTTAGATCAAACACGCGTTCAACCTGAGGAAGCTGTATATACTAATATTGAGCCTCGAATAAATAAAAGCACAGAATTTGATCGTATGATGCAATTTATGAAACATAACGAGGCAATACGTAATCAAGAACTTGAAGCAGAACGTGCACAGCTACGTGAAGCAATACGCAATTTAGAAACAGCACCAACGCCAGAACCAATAGTAGAGGCAGAAACAGAAGATGCAGGAGAAACCACCACATAAATTCTTTAGGTGGGTTTGGTTTTTAGACCGCATCCAGTTCTGGCATAAAGACGATCTAGTCCATCGGCGTTACGCTGATGCGGCTAGGTCGTTGGCAGTACCAAAAGACCATTCAATATGGAAAAAAGTGCGCACA